CCTTCTAAATATTTTACCAGGGTATACTGTAAGATCTTGACCAGGTGCTAAGTTTGTTTCATCTACCTCAATCAATAGATTACCTGACAGAATAGCGTTATCAACTGCTAGTCTCATAAAACCATTCATCAATGTCTGAGTGTCATCCATGTTCTCTGATAGTCCTACACCAAAGAAACTGTATGGATTTAATTCGTAGGGACTAGCAACGTAAGGAATACGTTTAGGTGTAAATGGATTAATAACAAGTCTTAAAATCTCATCGTTACAAGTCCAGCAGTTAATCTGTATTTCTTCATCATTTAATTGTTGTTTAGGTATTTCTAAACCATGATTTTCTGCTATCTCTTTATCTATTGTACCCCAAAACTCTAGTACTTCAAATCGTTCTACGTCACTACCACCAGAATAATTACCTGAACCAAATTCAGAACTTACTTGATTATCTGTTAGGCTTTCTTCCCACCACTCACGATCATAATTTTCACCACCTAANATTGCTTCTTCAATAGCATCTTTTCTAAAGAATGGACGTTTCTTCAACGCTCTTAATTGCGATCTGGTAAGTCTATGTCTTTCTACTACATATGTACAATCTTCTATATTAAATGCATCTGGGTCAGGATAAAAATCCCATACAGAAGTATGCTCTACTTTAGGTACAGTAACAACTGAGGGATCATAGTTACCTTCTTCATCCCAATTAGCATATTCTTTATCTACAGCAAATGGACCTTTCATTATTGCAGTACCAAACAATACACACTCAAACACAGAATGTCTAAGATGTTTGGTAGCAGCAGATTCTTCTAACTGATCTTTAATCTTTTTTTCCATTTTCTTAGCTGCTGCCATAGCAGGATTAAATGTAATAGCTGATTGTGTTTGTCCTGGTCCTTCTTTAAGACCGTTTAAATCTTTTAATTCATCTTCTAATGAACCTAGTCTTTCTCTTAGTGCATCAGTTGTATCGCCAGGTTGGAGGTCATTCCCATCACCAGGTACACCATAGAGATTTTTAAATTCATCCATAGCACGATTTTGCTCTTGTTCTTTAGGATCTATATGTACTGACTCTGCTACACCTTCAGGAATTATTGTAGGCTCTACACCAATAGGAAATCTATTCTGACTAAATAGAACATCTATGATTTGACCATACGCAGCTAGTACTTTTGTTTTAGTTACTTTAATAAATACTCTTGACTTTTCAGTTTCAGTAAATTGTACATCAGGACCATACAAACCTCTATAGTTTCTATATGCTTGCGTCCATCTTTCTTCATCAGAATATCTACTTGTCTTTGCTCTTTTAAATCTAGAGTTTACATAACTTACTAAGTTATCATATTTTTTATCTGATTTTTTATCGTCTAAAGCAGAAAGTTCATTTTCATCTACCATTTTAACTCCTTTTAGTTCTTTTAGGTTGTAAAGTTCTATTACGTTTTTGAGATATTACTGTTAAATTTTTAGATCTATTGTCTCTAGGATTACCATTCTTATGATGTACTTCCATACCTTTAGCAGGTTTTACAATCTTCCTAGCTTTGTTTCTACCTGCTCTATCTAGTTTACCTTTAGGTGTACCATGTGTTCTGGCATATTCCTGTTTATAATTTCTAGGTTTACTCATAATTAATCCTTATGACAATATACAAATACACCGATAATCAATATAAACGCTACAATCATAGCAACGTACACCCAGAACACTTAATACCCAAACGTAGAGTCAGAAGCTTGGTAACGGTGTTTAGGTGTATTTTCATATGCTACTCTTAGGTTTGTTGGTCTAGACATTATCATATACCTTAGTGCATCGTATAAGTGATCTTCTGATCTAGTATCTACATCCTCTGGNTTTCTATTATCTGTTGGTAATGCAGCAATCTGACTAATTAAGTTCTTACAATTCTTTAGTATCTTTATCTTAGGTTCACCAGTATCTTCATCAATCATCAATCTTTTATGTAACTCTATCTTACCTGCTACTCTAGATCCTGGTGATCTATCTGATGGTCTAAACCTACATCCTTCTCTATTCATAGTCTCTGCTATTGATGGGCCTACATCACCTCTTTTAGCCCAACAGGAACTATCTAATAATGCATCTTGTATTCTACCATCATCTTCTTCTACCTGTATAATCATCTGACCTAACTTGTCTGCTGTCAAACGATTGACATATAACTCTCTGTATATCCACAGACATCCATCGTAATCTACTGCACCCCATAATATACCTGAATGTGCTGAGTATCCAAAGTCTGCTGCTCTTATCTTAGTCCACCCATTAGGTATCTCAAAACTGTCACACGTATGTACTGTCTTATCAAACTCAGGGAATGCACCTTCATCTACTACATCCCAATCACCATATAGAAACTGCTTACGTTTTACTTCTGGTAGAGATGCCAGCATAGCAACATAACTTTGATCTTGTGTGAGATACGGATTATCCCATACTGATGCTGCTATAAACTTTCTTGTTATTTCGCTTGACAGTGTTCTACCATCTAGCTCATATTCTATCTTCTCAGTTATTCTTGTATTTGGTTCAGCAGGATCTATAAATAACTTCTTAACCCATGCTGATCCTATATTACCTGGATTACCTGTAGCCCTCATATGTAAAGGTATACTGGTATCCGTAGTACGTAGTGATGACTTTAAGAACTGCCATATATCTGAATTAGCATACTGAGGTAGCTCATCTATACCAATCCAAGAGTAGGACTGTCCTTGGTATCTTAACACATCTTGTAAGTTTTCGCAATACCCAAATTCTATTCTAGCCCCACTTGGGAAGTACCACGTATTTTCTTGACTCTTAAACTTAGCTTTCGGTTCAGCCTTACGATATATCTGCTGAGTCTGAAATATAACATCTCTTAGTTCTGGCATCGAACGTCTTATAAGTAATGCACGATGAGCAGCTTTATGTACGTATCTTAATGGAGCTATAAGCAGAGAATAAGTTTTACCCCCACCTCTTGCTCCTCCATAGAAAACCTCACGCTCATTTGAAGAAAGAAATTGTGTTTGAGGACCAGGATTTGCTTTAAAAACAACTTCAGGTTCTTTCTCTACTGAGTCTGCAAAGTCTAATAGTTCTTCAGGTTCTTTGCCTGTACTTAATACTTTACTTAATCTTCTCTTTGCCTGATCTGCTTTGATTCTAGTTTGCTTTTCGGTATTTTTAAGGTCTTCGATTTTTCTTTGCTTGGGAGATAATTTACGTCTACGAGACTTTCTCCTAGCATCCAACTCTTCCTCAGTCCATGCCAACTTGTGTAACCTAGTAGCAGAAAGTTTTCTACCAGTTTCATTTTCTAACCACGTCGCCACCTTTCGTACAGAGTGACCACCTTCACGAATTTGAGTAACCGCTTCATCGAATTTACAAAGCACTTCTTCATTCGGCAGATACCACGCCACATCCCCTTCATCAACCTCGTAATCGTATCCGTATGGAATTTTCCCAATTGCTTTAATTTTTCTACGACTTGCATGATCAATCCTTTTGAGTGTCATCATCTTCCTCTAAGGGAGGTAATATAACAACAGCAGAAGCTACACCCTTGTGTTCTATCTTCTCTGTTTTAACTATACCAGTACGGTCTAGAATTTCTTTTGCAGCAGCTAGTCTATCTCTATTACCTAAAGCACTAGGATCATCTAGTATGCCTGACATAGAGAGAACTGCTTTAGGAGCATTAGCAGCTAACATATTTTCTGCTCTCTCTATTATCTCACCCTTCATTTGACGAATAAGCCTAGCAGGATACTCTGTTGGAGCATAACCTGCAATGTTCATGGCGTTACGAAAGTTACCTTGCGCTTCTCCAAACAAAGCATTAAGAAAGTTTTCTTGTTGCTCAGTCATTATTTACATGGCCCCCTTTTAGTAAAACCACCTTTATTCATACCATATTTTTTTTGGGCTTCATTTTTCTTTATACCAAAAAAATTAAATTTATCTTGCACTTCTTTTTTAGGTTTTGCGTTTAATTTTTTTTGTAAATTTTTTAACTCTAAGCCTTTTATTTGTTTTTGTGTTTTATGGTTAATAAATTTAACATTAGTTTCAGTCACATTAATAACCTTTCTTGTACATCCCACCTCGTTTGGTGAAACCACCTGCTCTCATTCCGTAAGTTTTTTTACTAGGCATCCCACCTTTACGGAAGTTCATTTCTTCATCCATCTCTTGATCAGCTATTTCTTCATCAGTACCCATAAATTTACTCATACCTCTAGCTGTGGAATCAGCAGTAA